AAGCGTTAGAGAAGGGGCTCGCCTACATTCGTTTCCAGACTGGTTTCAGTTTCATCGCACTATTTGGCATGGATTTCGTGAGATTGGGAATGCAGTTGCGCCATTATTAGGTAAAGCTATCGGGGATGAATTAATGAAGGGTTTGGCTATCAATACTGATGAACTGAAAACGTACAACTTAGATCAACAAGATGATCTCTTACTCAAAATGTCGATGACCGCTGCATCAGAATTTTGGGGAGTCGATAGAGGTGTGATTCCAGTTCGTAAGAGGTTAGTCAATGAGTAAGTATAACGAAATAATTTCAAAAGTATTTTTCGATAACTATAAAAATGGCGCCAAACGAGTACCTCCGCTACCTGTCTGAGGTGGCCAACACACCTGAGTCATTTACCGTCCACCACATGGACCACAGCATACATTAAGGAGAGCACGATGCACGGACAACAAACCAAAGAGCGGACGTTTCAGATCTGGGAGATGAAGCGGCAGGGAATGAAACCGAAGGAGATCGCCGCGGCACTGGATGTGTCTTACAGCATGGTCAACAGTGCCTTGTACCGTGGTCGACAGCATGGAAGACTTGCGTCCAAGGGGCGAGGGGACATCCGCTACCAGCTGGCGCAACAGAGCGTGAAGTACGGATCGATCAGCGACATCCTTGCAGCGTTGACCCGAGAGCAGGTAGACTGGCTCAGCGATCAGACCTTGGGAACAGGGTGCGCGACACTTGCGGAGTATATCGTAGAAGTCCTTCGGGACGCCCACACAGAAGAAACACAAACGGAGACAACCAATGCTTAATATGATTGAGAAAAAGAACATCATCGTAGACCAGGTCACAACAGTGGGCAGCGCCTTTGCTGCAACGGAAGAAGGCGAGGCGGTGTTCATCAACGCGCGTATCGTCAGCGCCGTGAAGATCAAGCACGGTGACGTGCTGGAAGCCCACCTGATGCCGAACTACGAGGACAAGCGTGACCACGTCCCGTGGCGTGCTATGCGGGCCGTGGTCCGAGGTTCGATCTTCGATGATCTTGACGACGAGGAGGAAACGCCAGATGTGGTGATCAACTACAAACCTCACGAGCACATCAAGGATCTGCTCGAGGATCACGGACCGATGCGCACGGCGACGATGGCACGGATGATGGACATGGATGCTGGCGCCGTGGGTGCTCTGTGCAACGGACTGTTTGCATCAGGCGACATCGTCAAGGCTGACGTGTTCAGCTCACCTGATCAGAGCCGTTCTTCGCACCGGGTGTGGGCGATTCGCACTCGGGACTTTGATGAGGATCCGACAGAGGAATAAGCCAGTAGTGTTCGAAGGAGGTGTAGCAATGCCTCCTTCCGAACACATGGGTCCAGATTTTCCAGAACCTGTTCTCACTTTGTAAGCGCCACGCACGGGAGCACAGGCTCTCGTGTGTATCACGGAATGATACACCGTGCAGCAGGCTGCTGAGGGCATTTAGTTTCTGCATATCCGTTCGTTCGTCTCGTTGTGGACAATGATATCGACCATGAGGTTACGATCATTCTGCAACAACCATGAGACAGTCTTGTCGGAATCGAAGTATAGAGGCGAGGCTATGTCGCAGTATGTGTCACCCGTTATCGTTGCGCACCCACTTAGAAGAGCGCCGCAGCAGGACATCGTCATCAAGAGCTTGTACGTCATCCTGTACATCCTTTGCTTTGAGTATCTTTTCTAGGCGGTCATCCTTGATCTCATATTCGAGCTCATCCCTGCCATCGGCACGCCCTCGGTAGTAGACAGTCACGACTGCCACCAAGGCCGCACCAATCAGCGCCGCATACATCTTCAGTTTGCCGAGCAAGAACATTAACGGTCTCCGAGGTTCCATTTCTTGAGACGCTCGAGGTCAACTACCCCCAACGCGACCAGAGCCACCAAGGCGAACACGCCCATGATCAGGAGCTTCTGCCACTCCAGCCCACCGACAGTGGCAATCGTCGCAGGTGACGCGAGCGTCGCCAGCTTTGCAACAGACGAAGCTTGGATTGTCTTGGTCTGCGCAATCTTCTTGCGCTCGGGTTTCTTCTCGGTCTCTGCGCTGTTCAACCATTTGTCCGCCTGGAAGCCTGGGCACATTTTGGGGGACACCTCATTGTGCCCTCGGACTTTTGTGATCGACGGATACTCCATGCGGAGCTGCGCGATGAGCTTGCGCAACGCACGATCCTGCTCGGGTGTGAAGTTGTCCTCGAACTTGTCGTACTGGTCCGAGCCATGGCCACCGAACAGGGAGATACCGACGCTGTTGGCATTGTGTCCCTTGACATGGGCACCGGCCTTCTCAATGGGGCGACCCTCAACCACTGTTCCATCCAAATCGATGAGGTAGTGGTAGCCTACGTCACTCCACCCTCGACCTTGTGTATGCCAGCGTCGTACCTCGTCAACCTTTTCAGTGGGTCGACGGTCCGCCCACCACTCTTTTCGGGTCGCGGTGCAATGAATGTAGATCGTGTTCAGTTTTCTCATGTGTTCACCTCAATGAAAAAGGACGGCCACAAGGGCCGTCCGAGTTTGGGAGGAAGTATGACAGGGGTAAGGTATCATACTTCCTCTGCATCCTCCAGCGCTTTCCGAATCAGGACGGAAAGCTGGCGGGCCATCGAGCGTTGCTCGCGGTCGGCGAGCTGGCGGAGCATCTCGTGATCTTCAAGTAGTAGACCCACGTTGCGAAACTTCAGGTCGGCTGCGGTGTTCTTCTTGGGCATAGCATCCTCGTCATTTGTTGTCTGTTTCTACCCCACTTGCATCGTCAGTGCAAGCCCTTCGTTTCCGACTCTTGTCGGTGCCGACCAGCTGCGGAGGCTCGTAGGATTTGTTTCGGATGTCGACGACATTATGCTTCTTCATGCTCTTGAGCATGGCATAGGCTACGTTCTCCTCGAACCCCAGGCGGACCATCTCTGCGGTGGCCGTCTTCATGGTTCGAAGACCCTTCTTGTAGTCGACGAATACTTCTATGATGTCGTCATGGTCTTCTAGCTTGTCAGTCATATCAGATCCTTTGGAAAATTCAGTCTAGCGTATGGGTTAATGCTGGCCACAAAATCGTCTCGTGCTTTAGCAGCCTCAATCTCTGAGTCGAACAAACCAAGGTGCTTGGCTTTACCGTTCACGCTGGCCTGCGCCTTCCAGCGGTCAGAGCCTGTCTGCTTACACACACCTATAAACTTTGAGCTGGTTTTCTTAGACCACCCGTAGCTGTTTGCCCGGTTCGCTCTATGTGTCACGTTCCGAAGATTTGACCAACGGTTATCCGATCGATCACCGTTAATATGATCGATCTCTTCGGGCCACTCACCTGTCATCATGGCATATATAATTCGATGCGCACGAAGCCTCTGGTTGCACACCGAAAGCAGCATATACCCTTTATCATTCTGGCACCCCGCCTCAGTGTGTGCGTGTCTGGTGTTGAAAGACGCTGGTCTTGGTGAGGTGCTTTCGTCTCGAGGTCTCCAGTATAGCTTCCCTGTTTGGGGGCTGTACTGGAGCAGTTTTTTAAACAGCCCTATTTCGATGGTTTTACATTTAGCCATTTCATTGCCTCTTCGCCTAGAACTTTCGCACTCAGATCAATCTTGTTCTTCAAAGACTGCACGATGTGCTGGTCTATTGTACCATCACTTATCAGGTCTATGTAAAGCACTTTTTGATCCTGGCCGATGCGATAGTTCCTGTCTTGTGCCTGTATTCTTTGCTCCAGTGAAAAGGAGTTGCTGTAAAACACAGTTGTTTTTGCCTGTGTTAGCGTCAAGCCGTACCCTGCTGTTGAAGGGTTACCTACAAAAAAGCGGAGAGGGTGGTCTGGGTTCTGAAAGTCCTTCATGATTTGGCTTCGTTCTTCGACAGTGGTGTCTCCGTAGTATGCGGCCGCCGAATGCTCCCCGAACTCTTTCTGCAGCCTTTCCACCAGCTGCTGGATGTCATAGCGGAACCGTGCAAAGTAGATAACCTTCCCGCTG